TTTCGACCGTCTTGGGTGCGTACGGCGGGTCGGGCGATGCGACCGGAACGTGGCCGGACGGCGATGTCGATCCCGAGTTCGACTTCTTCAGCCCGGTGATTGTGAACGCGGACAGCTCGTACTTCGGGGCTTCGACCTGGAAGGACAACTGCTCCAAGTCCCTGCGCGAGGCGATCCATCAGACCCGCCGGAACGACACCAAGGAGGACCAGATCGACATGGTTCTTCTGGACCGGCGGCTGTACATCGACTTCCTCAACACGCTGGACGCCAAGGAGCGTGTCATCGTCAGCCGGACCAACGGTCTGCGGAGCTACGGCTTCACGGACGTGTTTGAGTTCGACGGCGTGGAAGTCGGATCTGAGGTGAGTGTCCCCGCCAACACCGGCTACGGTCTGGCGACGGGCAACATTGAACTCCTCTGCATGGAAGGGCAGCTGATGACCAGCGAGGGTCCGTTCTACGACGAGATCACGCAGCAGTATCGGTATGTCGTCTCCACGCTGGGCAACCTCAAGTTCAAGAGCCCGCGTAACTTCTTCAAGCTCGTCGTCTGAAACCAAGGAGTAAGTGACCAATGAGTCTTCTGATCGATCCGCCGTTCGCCCTTGGTCAGACGCTTGGCGTCAGTTCCAACGACGATGGCAAGAGTTGGGTTGGTGTGGTCAAGCAGTTCCCTGACGTTGATCCGACGACCGGCAAGGTGCGGTCGGGCCGCGTGAAGGTCTGCGTGGCCGTTCGGAACGCTTCCGGTGCCGCGCTGCTCCCGAAGCGTGTAGTGCGGTTTGCGGTCGGCACGGCCGGCACGGCGGTCTTCTCGCACGTTGACGGCTACTCTGCCGTGACGAACGAGGAGCGGGTCGGCGTGGTGGACGAGTTCCTGCCGGCGGCCGGCGTGGCCGACAAGGATGTGTTCTGGGTGACGGTCAGTGGTCCGACCGAAGTGGCCGTGGCCCTGTCGGGCTCGGATGTGGCGGTCGGCAATCGCCTGAGCTGCATCACGGCGGTGACCTCCGGTGCGACGACCGCTGGTCGGGTGACGGTGTCGCCGCTCTCGGCCGCGACGACTGGTGCCGGCGATAACGGCCTGGGCGTCATCGGCAGGGCGTGCAGTGTCGGTGCCACCACTGGCGCCAACGTCCTGGCGATCCTGCAGACCCGGTATTGAGTTATGCCCTGTTTGGGGCTAGGGGGGGCCTCTGACCAGGGCAACTTGGTCAGAGGCTTTTCCATTTTCCAGAACAGCACATGAACGACCCAGCCATTCAGAACCTGGACTACCTGCGGCAGTTGATTGCCGAGGTGCGTGGAGAGGATCCGTATCTGGACATGCTCCGGCTGCGGATGATGCAGGACACTGGCATGGGTGTTGACAACACCGTGGAGGAGAGCTGATGGCGCTTCAGTTTCCGCAGGGCAGCCCCCTGCATGGTTCGTACACCACCAACACGTTCCAGCGGCGATCCTCGCCAGCCCCGGGCGGGTTTGTGCCTTACCAGCGTGCCCCGCAGCCACAAGGCCAGTCAGTCTATAGCCCAGCCCCGCCGCAGGCCCCATCCGCCCAGATGACGCCCAAGCAGCAGTGGCGAATGGGGAATGCCCAGCCCATCCAGCCGTCGCCGCAGGGGACGCCGTATGGTGGATCCCCTGCCCCGGCCAGCACCTACCGCCCCAGCGGTGGCGAGGGTGGTGGCGGTGGGGAGGGAGGCCGCCGTGGTGGTGAGGGCGGCCCGCGGGGTGGAGAAGGTGGAGGTGGTGGTGAGGGCGGCTACCGGCCGCAGCCATACGGCGCCCCGCAGCGGCCTTATGGCAATCCGTTTGGCGGTCAGCCGATGTACGGAAACCCATTCGGCGGAAACCCATTCGGGGGTCAGCCGATGTACGGAAACCCATTCGGCGGCAATCCCTTCGGTGGCTGGAAGATGCCGTCGCCGCAGTTCCCTGGTGGCATGGGCTATGGCCAGCCGTTTGGCGGGCAGCCGATGTACGGCAACCCATTTGGCAATTTCCCAATACCGTAGCGACCTCTGCCGCCCGGCTGGGCATATTGACATCCGTACACTAATCTGATATCCTATCACCATCCCCCGAGGTGATCATGCAGCAGAAGTTCCAGGTTGGCATCGTCACGTTCAGCTACGGCGGCAATGGTGGGATATCGTCCGAAGTCCCGGACATCCGGGAGTGGATGATTCCAACCGTCCTGGAGCTGTCCAAGGACGACCGCGTGTCTGGAATCCGCGTGTGGAATCTGTCCGACACGCCCATCACCATGACCCGCAACAGGGCAGTGCTGATGGCCCGAGAGGCTGGCGTGGATGTGCTTGTCATGGTGGACAGCGACATGAAGCCGGACGTTCTGACTGGCAGTCCGGATGCCAAGCCGTTCTTCAAAAGCAGCTTCGACTTCCTCGTCAACCACTACGCCAAGGGGCCGTGCTGCATCGGCGCCCCGTACTGCGGCCCTCCGCCGTGCGAGAACGTGTACGTGTTCCGATGGAACAACTGGGTGTCGGAGAACCCGAACCCCGACTTCCAGTTGGAGATGTACGACCGCCACACAGCCGTGAAGATGGCTGGCATTCAGGAGTGCGGCGCCCTGCCGACCGGCCTGATCATGTACGACATGCGGTGCTTCGATCTGACCGAGCCCAAGACCGACACCGACCACCCGTGGTTTTACTACGAGTGGAAGGACAAGCACTGTTCGGAAAAGGCTTCGACCGAGGATGTGACACAGACCCGCGACCTCTCCTTGGTTGGCACGCAGAAGCTGGGGTACAACCCGGTGTACTGCAACTGGGACGCCTGGGCTGGGCATTGGAAGCCGAAGTGCGTGGGCAAGCCGCAGGTCCTGGCGGCCAAGGACATCAGCAACAAACTGAAGTCCTGCTGGGAAGGCAATGTGGACCCCGGCGTGAAGTTGATCGACATTCCTCCCCCTGCGTGGCTAAAGAGTGTCGGGGTATAAGGCGTGCATCCAGTGCGGGGAATCCTACCCCGCCACCACTGAGAACTTCCACAAGTCGAAGGACGGGTATCACGCCCGTTGTCGCAAGTGCCGGAACGCTCGTCTCAAAGGTGAGCGGAAGCAGGTTCGCAACCGGCGGCTGGCAAAGATTGAGAAGTCGGCTATCGACTCCTTTATCAAAGCCTCTCGCCTGGGCGGGGCAAACATCCCGCACTCGTCCGAGCTGACCGAAGTGATCATGGAGTACTTCGGTGGCGTCCGTGGGTTCGCGAACGCCTTTATGAAGCAATTCTACGACTCGCCTGTTGGCGGGGCATTCCGCACCAAGATGCTGGACTCTGTGGTCCGACTGGTGAAGGACAACACTGCCATGGGCGGATCGAAGAAGCCGCTGGAGTTGATGAGCGAGGAAGAGCTGGAGGCCGAACTGAGACGACAGGTCTTGGAGGCGGCGCTGACCATACAGAAAGTTGAGGTTGTCGATGGACATAGTGTGCCAAACCTGCCGCTGGTGGCAGGCGATGTCGAAGAACTTCGGCAAGTGCCGGAGGTACCCGCCGATAGCGGGCCCTGACAATAGCTCATTCCCACTGACAGGCCCAAGCGACCAGTGCGGCGAGTGGTCTTTGCTAACTGTGCAACAGATGAACGAGCGTGCCAAAGCATCCGAAGATACCACCTCCGCCGAAGGTTGAAGGCCCAATCGGCGGGCTGACGCAGCATGCCCTGACGCAGATGAAGGACGTTCAGGCTGCGCTCACTGAGCGTCGTCTGGAGGCCCTGCGTCTATGGGTGCCCATGCCGAAGCAGGAGGAGTTCCATTCCTGCATCGCCAGTGAACGTCTGGTAATCGGTGGCAACAGAAGCGGCAAAAGTGCCTGCACGTTCATCGAAGATGCCCGCGCCGCTACAGGGCAGGACCCGCACAACAAGTACCCGAAGGAAGGTGGCAACCTCGTCATCATTGGCAAGAACTGGCAGCACATCGGCATGGTGGTGTATCCGATGTTGTTTAAAGCCGGTGCGTTCCGGATCATTCGGGACAGGACAACTGGGATGTGGCGTGCCTTCAACCCCGCGCTTTTTGGCGACATCGAACGGAAGGCCCAGTCCAAGCCGGCCCCGCCCTTGATACCGCCGCGCATGATCAAGGACATGGCGTGGACCCAGAAGAACGCCGGCTATCTCAACAAGGCCGAGCTGACCAACGGCTGGACCATCTACTGCTTCTCGTCTGAGGGTGAACCGCCGCAGGGCTTCCAGGCCGACCTTGTCCACATCGATGAGGACATCAACAACGAGAGGTGGGTCGGTGAGATGCAGGCCCGCCTATCGGATCGCAAGGGGCGCTTCGTCTGGTCGGCCATGCCGTGGTCAAAGAATGACGCTCTCCTGGGCCTGTGCGAGCGGGCCGACAAGGCGGAAGAAGAGGGCGTCGAAAACCCAATCATCAGGAAGTTCGTCCTTCGCTTCCTAGACAACGACCACATCGATCAGGAGGAGAAGAAGAAGAACCTGGAGCGGTGGGCGGCGCTCGGCCAGGACGAACTGAAGATGCGTGCGGAGGGCGAGTTCACCACCGGCTCCACGCTCATGTACCCGACGTTCAATGCGTCGGTCCACATGATGGGGCGGTCGGAATTGCCCGATGGCCAGATACCGCCTGAGTGGACGCGGTATGTGGCGATTGACCCTGGGCATGCCGTCATGGCCACGCTGTTCGCCGCCGTCCCGCCGGACGAGAAGTTCCTCCTCTTCTATGACGAGCTGTACATCCGCAACTGCAATGCCCTCATCTGGGGCGAGCAGTTCTGTGCCAAGGCCCAGCACCAGTACATCTACGCGGCGATCATGGACATGCATGGCGGCGCCCTGCGTGACCTTGGGTCAGGCCGGCTGCCGCATGAGCTGTACTCCGAGGAGCTGAAGAAGCGGAACTTCAAATTCGCCCTGACTGGCCATCAGTTCCTTCCGGGGTCCGACGACATCCCGGCCCGCACGGCCATGGTGCGGCAGATGATGCACATCCGCGGCGACGGGACCACCAAGTTCAAAATCTTGGAAGGCGGCTGCCCAAACCTCGTCCGAGAGCTGAAGCGCTACCGCAAGAAGACGACCACCGTCAACGGGCAGGTGTACGTGACCGACGAGCCGCAGACGCGGGGCGAGGTCCACGCCTGCCAGACAGCCGAATACCTCTGTGCCTATGAGCCCCGCTACCACCGCCCGCCGTCTCAGGTCGGGCCCGAGCCATGGTGGGTGAAGTGGCGCGCCGCCCGGCTGGCCCGAGAGCGAAAGTCCGAAGATCCGTGTGTGTTCCTAGCCCCCAATGGGAGTATCAGTCGATGAATTACGAAATGCCCAAGGCCGAGGTTGGTGAGATTGTCCTGTTTATGACGCATGAAGGTGCCCCTTCGGTGCCGGCCATCGTCTGCAAGGCCGCCTCGCGGACGCTCACGCTGTACGCCATGTCCGGTGAGGCCGGGGTGTCAATCAGGCCCTCGGTCCACCATGTCACGGACGAGGGGGTCAACGAGTTCCCGGAGTGGAAGAAATACGGGTTTTGGGAGCATAAACCCAAGGACCCCAAGATTGCCCTGCTTTCCGAGCGTGTTTCCCTGCTGGAGAAGAAGCTTGAGGCCCTGGACCCCAAAAGTCGCAAATAGGGGCATTAGTCAGTAGGAGACGCTATGCCCGACGAAAACCCGCTGCGCCCAATAGCCAAGCGCTGGCTGGAGTGCATCAAGCAAGCCGAATCCCACAAGAAGGTCTTCACCGAGGACGCCAAGGAGGCCATGGGCTTCTACTCGTCGGACCCCAATGCCATGTGGGCCAACGAGCATTCCCGGGGCGAGCGGGGCTACAACAAGGGCATTTCTCCGCCCCCGTTCCGGATGGTGGTCAACCGTGTCTTTGAGGCGGTGACGCTCTTTGGATCGGTCATCCACCATCGCAATCCCCAGCGGACGGTCACGCCCAAGGACTATCCGCTGATCGGCCCGGCGCTGTTGGGGATTCAGCCCCAGCCGCCGGTGCCGCAGATGGGGCCTGATGGCCAGCCTGTCATGGGACCTGACGGGCAAATGGTGATGATGCCTGACCCGATGATGATGGCCTACCAGCAGGCCGTCCAGCAGCAGGGCTTCATGTACGAGCGGCGGAAGCTGATCGCCAAGCTCTTGGAAGACTACCTGAACTACACCCCCAACGAACTGGACCTGAAGCGGCACACCCGCAAGGTGGTGGACGAGGCGTTCATCAAGGGGGCTGGGGTGTGGTGGCATGAACTGTACCAGCCGCCCGGATCGTCCGTGAAGTTGGCCGGGTCGTTCTACGACAGCATCGACAACTTGGTGTGGGACCCGGACGCCGATGAGTTTGACGACATCCGCTGGGCCGCCCGCAAGCGAGTGCAGCCCATTGACGAGGTGGCGGCCAAGTTCGGACTGGATCGCTCGGAGCTGAAGGGGCACATTGAGTCCTACTCCACCCGGGCCGAGCAGGGCAGCCGGGGCTACGAACACAAGAAGAAGACCGGCAAGACCAACGATCTGATCTGCTACTGGGAGGTCTACTCCAAGACGGGGTTTGGCGACCGGCTCAAGGACGCCGACAAGGACCTGCGCGGCAAGTTCGACGCCTTGGGCCCGAACTGCTACATCGTCGTCGCGGAAGGCATCGACTTCCCGCTGAATGCTCCGCCGGCCATGCTCCAAGAGGAGGTGGACGAGTCCGGCGTTCCGCAGTCGCTGTTCATGTCCTGCCAGTGGCCGATCCCGTTCTGGGCCGAGCCGAACGGTTGGCCTTTCACGCTGTTGGATTGGCACCGCCAGCCCGGGTACTCCTGGCCGATCAGTCTGATCAAGCCTGGGATCGGGGAGCTGCGGTTCATCAACTGGGCGATGTCGTTCTTGGCGACCCGCATTGCGACTTCCTCACAGACGCTCATCGGCGTGGCGAAGGCTGCGGACCCGGACATCAAGTCGAAGATTCTGGAGAAGAGCGAAGGCGGCTTCAACATCGTTGAGATATCGGAGGCCGTGGGCCGCTCGGTGAACGATGTCATCTCGGTGTTCCAGATGCCGGGCGTGACGCAGGACATGTACAACATCATCCAGGCGGTCACGGAGATGTTCGACCGCCGGGTGGGGTTGACCGAGCTGATCTATGGCATGACCAGAAGTTCCTTCAGGAGTGCGGCAGAGGCCGCCGTGAAGAGCGAGCAGATTTCCGTCCGGCCCGACGATTACGCAAATACGCTGGAAGACCGTTTGTCGGAGGTCGCCCGCAAGGAGGCCCTGATGGCGCGGTGGCTGATTGCCCCGCAAGACGTTGAGCCGCTCCTTGGCCCGCTGGCTGCCCAAGCGTGGGGCATGCATGTCCAGAACGAGGCGCCAGACAACATCGTTCGGGAGTATTCGTACCGGGTGGAGGCGGGCTCGGCGCGCAAGCCCAACATCGCCACCAAGACTGAGAACCTGAACAATCTGATGCAGATTCTTGCCCCGGTGTCGCAGGGCATGCTGCAGGCCGGCAAGCCCGAAATCTTCAACGCTCTCCTGTCCACATGGGGCCGGGTCAACCAGATGGACGTTTCAGAGTTCCTGGTCCCTCCTCCGCCTCCACCCCCTCCTCCTGGTCCTCCGCCGGGGCCAGAAGGGCCGCCCGCACCCCAAGAAGCACCTCCGGCCCAATAGTCCTGTATGAGCATTCCTGAATCGATCCTGTCGCTCGGCCATGACGCCGTCGCCACCTACAAGGCCGCCCTGCCCTACGGCGAGCGGTGGGCGGAAATGTGTGCGACCCGATGCCCGCCTGGGACCAAGGGTTCCGAGCGGGCGTTCTTGGAGGGCCGGCAGAACAACGAGCAGTTCGACACGCTCCCCAAGCGGCAGGCCCAGTACATGATCCGAGAGGCCAAGCAGGCCGGGATCAACCCATCGGGCAAGTACTACTGCGCCGGGATCGCTGACGGGCGGGGATGGCGTGATCCGGCCGCCTGGGTCAGCAGCAACGACGATGTGCTGAAGGTCGCCAAGGCCCGCCGCATGGCCGTCTCTGGGAGCGTGAACTACGACCCCGGCCCGGCACCCCCGCAACGCAAACTGTTGGCCGAATCCATCGTCCGCGATGAGGTTCGCAAAGAAAAGCGGAAGAACCCCACAGCCAACGCCAAGGAGCTGCGGGCCAAAGTCATTGAGAAACACGCCTACCGGGCAAAGGGGAGAGGGGTATGAACGAGATTGCGAGGCACTTTTCGCCTGGGGCCGTGGTTACCGCCAACAGTTCGGCGGCCACCACCTCCGGGATGTTCCCGTTTGGCCGGTTTGGCGGGGCGTGCGTGATGATCGCCAACACCAACGGCGCCACGCAGATCAACTGGTTCGGAACCGTGGACCCCAGGGTCACGCCACAGCGCGTCTATGCGGACGGCTCGGCGGTGACCACCGCACTGACGGTCGGCATTCACCCCGTGCCGGACGCCCTGTTTTCCGTGAGCCATGTGGTGCCCGTTGTGGTCGGTGCGACCACCTGCGCCATGACCGTCATGGCCAAGGGCTAGGCCCATGGCGTTATCTCCCCGGCTCCTGCGGCCAAAGGCGAGCGGTGGCTACGTCGCCTCTGACGCCGACGCGAGAGCCTACATCACGGCCGTGTCTGCCGCTGACGGCTCTAGTCTTGAGACTGCCGTGCAGCGGGCCATCAACGACTTTGTCGGCGGCTGCAAGGCAGATGGCATCTGGTCGTCCATCAAGGCGTCTTGCATCCTCATGGGTGCAAAAACGCTGGCCGGTGCGCTGACGCCGCTGGTCGGGCCAGCGCCAACGAATAACGGGCCATTCGTCAGCGGTGATTACAACAGAACCACTGGACTCATCGGCAACGGCTCTACCAAAAGCATCGACACGCTCCGCGACAACAACGCCGACCCGCAAAACTCGTTTCATCTGTCCGTGTACGCCACTGCGTTTCTGCCCGGCGCGAGCGTTATAGGGTCGGACTACCTCATTGGGGATGTGTACGGCACTGGCGTAAGCGGCATAGCGCAGAGTTCCACGCAAGTACTTGCATATGCCAGAGGCATTCAGGGCGTAGCCAACATCACGGCGTCCCCCACTGTAGGGTTCTGGGGAGTGAATCGCGCGTCTGCAACCCAAATAACGTCGCGGTCTGGCGGAACCACTACGACTACCTCATCGACATCGCAGGCAATCACGCAGCGGCGCATTCGGGTCTTAGCGAGCAACGCTGGAGCGGGGGGAACACCCGGCGAATTTGGCACTCAGCGCATTGCGTTTTATTCGATTGGGGAGTCGCTCACGCTGGCCTTGCTGGACGCCCGCGTGGCGGCTCTTTACAACGCCATCGGAGCCGCATTGTGATGACGCTCGCAGACCTGCCACTGCCCATCGCATACGCCGACGCTCGGCAACTGGCATTAGTATTTGCGCCAGATCTTGCAGGGCGGCTTGCAACGCTGCACGCCGCGTACGGGTCGCAAAAATGCGTCCCGGTGCCACGCACGCTGACCGATGGGCGGCTGATGCTGTGTGCCGACGTTCTCACCGAGATTGAGCCAGGCGGGTTGCTGCACGCCATGTGGGAAGCCGCTAAAAAGGAACTGCTTGGCCGCGCGGTGGAGGTGATCCCTTGGGACGAGGCGGTGGCGATGCTGCCGGCGGAACCGACGATTGGTGAGTGAGGCCGCATGTCATACCTGACCTATTTTGACTTAATTGAGTCACTCATCGTCTCGTCCTACGGCGGCCCGCAGGACGCGGAGCAGCGTGACATTCGCACGGCGGTCCAGAAGGCGTATGGCGAGGTAACGACCATTCGGGACTGGTCCTACTACCATGTCCACGGCCGGGTGGTCACCAACGCCACCTACTCCACTGGCACGGTGGAGGTGTCGTCCGGCACCGTCACGCTGACTGGCGGGTCGTTTGCCACGGCCGGCGTGACGGCGGCCAACGCCAAGCACTGGACGCTGCGGTGTGGCGACCGCTCCTATCCGCTCGGGGCTTATTCGTCCGCGACATCAGTATCTCTGGGCTCGCAGTTCTCGGGTCTAAACGTGGCTGCCGGGACTCCGTGCACGTTGTTCCGCACGCTGTATCCGCTGCCGCCCGACTTTCGCAACATGGACGAGCCGAGCGACGAGTTCAATTGGTGGTCGGGGGTCTACGTCACGCCCGACGAGGCGATGAAGATCGAACGGGTGTCGAACTCGTCCGGCAGCCCATACCACTGGACGGTGGTGAAGGACCCGCATTCTTCCGGCTGGGCGATCCAGTTGATTGGCTACCCGACCGAAGTGGAGACAGTGGACTTCACCTACCGCC